CTTGCAGAAGATGACCGACGGGTGCATCCTGAAGGGCGGAGTGGGTTCCGGGAAGTCTCTTACGGCTCTGGCGTATATCGTCGAGTCGTATGAGACCCCCCGGTCCGCTTCGCCCTCCGGGGCACCCGCCATGGTTTATATAATTTGCACGGCCAAGAAGAGGAATGACCGCGAATGGCACGACGAGGTCATTCGTATGGGTCTTGAGGAGAGGGGGTACGGGGTCGTCATAGACTCCTGGAACAACATAGCCAAGTACAAGGGCGTGAGGAAGGCGTTCTTCATCTTCGACGAGGCTCGTGGAGGCGGTCAGGGGGCTTGGGGGAGGGCATTCGTGAAGATAGCCCGCCAGAACCGCTGGATCCTCCTGAGCGCTACGCCCGGGGACGACTGGATGGACTACCTCAACGTGTTTCTCGCGCACGGGTTCTACCGCAACAAGACCGATTTCGTGGAGCAGCACGTCGAGTGGGACCGCTTCGCGAAGTACCCGAAGGTGAAACGTTGGCACAACCAGAGCAAACTCCAGGGCTTCAAGCGCCTCGTGACCGTTTCGATGCCCGATAAGCGCCACACGCGCCGGATTGTCGAGTGGGTGGACGTACCTTATGACAAAACGGCGTTCGAGACCTTGATGAGGGATCGTTTCGACCCTTGGAAGATGGAGCCCATCGAGGACGCCGGAGCCCTGTGCTATTCGGCCAGGCGGATGGTGAACGACAACGAGGCTCGTATGGAACGCGTGAGAGCCATTCTGAGGCGTTTTAAGCGGGCGATCGTATTCTACTCCTTCGACTACGAGTTAGAGCTTCTACGTGGCTTACACGGCCTCTCAGGGGTATCTGTGAGGGAGTACAACGGACACAAGCACGAGGCCCTGCCGGAAGGGGAGTCGTGGGCGTACTTGGTGAACTACGCGTCGGGTGCCGAGGGGTGGAATTGCGTGACGACGGACTGCATGATCTTCTTCAGTCTGTCGTATTCCTGGAGACAGACGCAGCAGTGCATGGGGCGGATCGATCGTATGAACACCCCGTACACGAACTTGAGGTACTGGTTTCTCTACACGCAGAGTGACATAGATCTCGCTATCCGACGTGCTCAGGGCCGAAAAGAGGTCTTCAACGAGAAATCTTGGGCCCTTAACCGGGACTGAGCAGTCAGTCACGAAATGACTGCCGACCTCCAATAGCCCGATCGAAAACGGCTATTGGAGGCTAGCGGCCACCGCTCGACGCGTCCGCCGCGATAGGTTTTCGACTGTTTTTGGCCGTCCAGTCAGATGTGCGACTCCGATTTCAGATTTGGCTGGAGGACTTTTCGTTGGAATCATGCGGTTTTGTACCCCCTAGAAGCCATATCCTTACTTCTTACTACTTGAAAAATGAATAATAAAAAAAGAAAGAGAAATATAGAAATTTATAGCGGTATAGGACAGAACCCCATTTTGGCTATAATCGTTTACTCCTGTCACACCAGTCACAAATAGTCACACCAGTTACAGGTTACGTCACAGTTTTAACATCCGTAACATCTGTAACGTGTTCGGCTCCGATGCGTCTCGATACCCCACCATCCAAGATCTTCCATACCCACCATATCGCCCACTCAACATGCACTATAATGAAGGAGGATCATCCCCTATCGATTTACCGGAGCCGCCATGCTCGAACGAGACTTCCAGGCCAAGCTCATCAAGGAGATCAAGAACCGGCTTCCGGGCAGTATGGTTTTGAAGAACGACCCGAACTACAAGCAGGGTGTTCCCGATCTCCTCGTCCTCCATCGAGACCGATGGGCCGCCCTAGAGGTGAAGGCCTCCCCCAAGGCCAAGCACCGTCCGAATCAGGATTGGTATGTATCCAAGATGGACGACATGGCCTACGCCGCGTTCATCGATCCGTCTAACAAGGAGCACATCCTAGATGAAGTTCAACGATCACTCGAGGCTTGAGGGTGCACACGCATTCCTTAGCGCCAGCAAGTATCACTGGGTGAACTACGACGACGCAAAGTTGATCGAGTCCTACCGCACGGCCAAGGCCGCGGCTATCGGAACTCGCCTTCATGCTATGGCCGCCGAGCACATTCGTCTCGGCATGCGCATGCCCCGCAACAAGGTGACATTCAATGCCTATGTGAACGACGCCATCGGGTATCACATGACTCCCGAGCAAGTTCTTTACTATTCACCGAACGTCTACGGAACCGCTGACGCCATCCGCTTCTACGAGAATTCTCGATTTCTCAGGATCCACGATCTGAAGACGGGAACGACTCACGTCAGCATGACCCAGCTCAAGATCTATGCGGCCATCTTCTGCCTGGAGTACGACATCCGTCCTGGCGATATTTCGGCGGAGCTGCGGATCTACCAGAACGATGAGGTGATGATTGAAGAGCCCGATGTCGATGAGCTCGGGCATATCATCGACAAGATCGTTCATTTCAACAAGCTTATCGAAGACATTAAGCTCGAAGATGCCTGAGGGCTAGAGCAGGAGGTTCAATGCTTCCCGACGATATTCTCGTTCACTACGGCACCCCCCGCCATTCGGGGCGGTATCCTTGGGGTTCGGGTAAGGATCCCTACCAGAGCGCAAAAAGCTTCTTCGCCGAGAGACAGCGCCTTCGAGACCAGGGGTTGAGCGACACCGAGATTGCTCGAGGCTGGGGAATGTCCACAACAGAGTTCCGAGCCATCGGCATGCACCTCGGAGAGGAGAAGCGGGCAGGAGACATTTCGCGAGCTGTCCGCATGAAGCAGGCCGGACTTCCGAACACGGTCATCGCCGAGAAGATGGGGATCAACGAATCCTCCGTTCGAAACCTTCTTTCCAAGGACGCCCGCGAGATCAAATCCAATGTCAATAGAACTGCGGACATTCTGGCGGAGCAGGCAAAAAAGCACAAGTACATCGAGTACGGTGCCGGTGTTGAGCTGAACATGGGATGTTCCGACGCAACACTTCGTACAGCGGTGGAGGTCCTCAAGCAGCGCGGGTATGTCACCAACGAGGTCTACATCAAGCAGGCCGGGAGCGATAAGTTCACCACGCTCAAGGTCCTCTCGCCTCCTGGAACTAAGCGCTCTGATCTGATGGCTAACCGCGACAAGATCCGGACACCGGGAATCGCCGCGGACTTGGATGGCGCATTCACCACGGGGATCAAGAAGCCTTCATCCATTTCGTCCAAGCGGGTCAAAGTCCGTTATGACGAGGACGGAGGCACGGACATGGACGGCGTCATTCAGATTCGCCGTGGGGTGAAGGACCTCTCGCTCGGCAACAGCGCCTACGCCCAGGTTCGAATCGCCGTGGACGGCACCCATTACCTCAAGGGCATGGCCATGTACAGCGATGACCTGCCCAAAGGCGTGGACGTCGTCTTCAATACGAACAAGAAGAAAGGAACCCCGAAGCTCGGCCCGAAGGATAACACCGTCCTGAAGCCGATGAAGAAGGATCCCGACAATCCGTTCGGCGCCACCATCCGAAAGCAGCTGTACTTCAAAGACAAGAACGGCAAGCAGAAGCTGTCGGCGATCAACATCGTCAACGACGAGGGGACCTGGGACAAGTGGAGTCAGTCTCTCGCTTCCCAGTTCCTTTCAAAGCAGTCCCCCGTTCTCGCCGAGAAGCAACTCGCCAAAGTGCGGGAGTCGAAGCAGAAGCAGTATGACGACATCATGAAGCTGACGAATCCGAGCCTTCGGAAGAAGCTGCTCATTTCGTTGGCCGATGATTGCGACTCGGCGTCTGTCCACCTCAAGGCCAAGGCCCTCCCCGGTCAGAGTTCGCAGGTTATTCTTCCTCTTCCCCACATGAAGAAGAACGAGATCTACGCGCCGAACTATCGGGACGGCGAGGTCGTATCGCTCGTTCGTTATCCGCATGGGGGGACGTTCGAGATTCCCCAGCTCGTCGTCAACAACCGTAACAAGAAAGCTCGCCGCACTCTAGGGCAGGTGACCGATGCTGTCGGTATTCATCCTAGCGTTGCGGAGAGACTCAGCGGCGCCGACTTCGACGGAGATAGCGTGGTGGTCATCCCGCATCGCGGCAAGACCAGGATCAAAGCCACCAAGCCGTTGAAAGGTCTGGAGGGCTTCGATCCGAAACGGGCGTATCCGAAGTACGACGGGATGAAAGTCATGTCCGACACCCAGACTCAAATGGGCAAGATCAGCAATCTTATCACCGACATGACTATCAAGGGCGCCAGTGAGCAGGAGCTGGCCCGGGCTGTTCGTCACTCCATGGTCGTTATCGACGCGGAAAAGCACCAACTCAATTACAAGCAGTCCGAGCGTGACAACGGCATCGCCGCCCTCAAGAAGAAGTATCAATCCGGCGGAGCATCCACCCTCATCTCAAGGGCCAGCGGCGAGAAGCGCATACCCAAGCGCAGGGCCCGATCTGCTCGAGAGGGTGGAGGTATTGATCCGAAGACCGGCAAGAAGGTGCTGGTCGAAACCGGTGAGAGCTATATCGATTCCCGGGGGAAGAAGGTGCTGCGCACCGAGAAAACCCCACGTATGGCTCTGACGGATGACGCCTACTCCTTGTCCTCGGGCACCAGGATGGAGAACCTGTACGCCGAGCACGCCAACTCGCTAAAGGCCCTGGCCAACAACGCGAGAAAAGAAGCCGTGTCGCAGCCCCGGGTCAAGAAGAACCCCCAGGCTGCCCGGCGTTATTCTCAAGAGGTGGCTGAACTCAAGGCCCAGATCAATGTGGCCCGTAAAGCGAAGCCCTTGGAGAGACAGGCCCAGGTTATTGCTAACGGCGTGGTCGATGCCAAGGTGCGTTCAAATCCCGACATGTCTTATAAGGACCGGGCCAAAGTAACGGCCATGGCATTAAAGACCGCCCGTCAAAGACTGGGGTACGATAGAAACGCCACCCGTATCCGCCCCACCCCCCTCCAGTACCGGGCCATCCAGGAGGGTGCTGTGTCGCAGTCAATGATTGATCAAATTCTCGAAAGCGCAGATTTGGATCACCTCAAATCTTTGGCTATGCCCAAGCAGACCCAGCCCCTCACAAGGCGCCAGGCGAATCGCATTTCTATTTACAGGAAGAACGGTTCGACCGTCGCCGAGATCGCCGATGCCCTGGGCATCAGTCCTGCTAGAGTTCGAGAGTATCTTTCTGGTACTGCTACAGTGGTCTAGCCACAGGACTCTACTCACGAAGCTTCTCTGAGCTTGCGTTCCGTTGTTTCCTGATCCTACAGAGAAGCTCGCTCAGGCCTTCACTCTACACCGTGTCTCTGAGAAGGCCTTCTGCACAGGGCCTCTATGGCGGCTCCTCACAAGGGGGTTCTCCGTAGGGGCCCTGTGCACACCCGTTCGTACATACCCTTACAGCAGAGGTGGTGCACCCCTACCATGCAGGCTGCCAGGCTTACTACACTGGACAACCCTTACGATCCATTCGATTCGTTCTACCAATGGTATGAGTGGGACGAGGCACATGGGTACCACACCACCTCCTACCTGGGTAGGGTGGCATGGACTAGTGACGAACTGTCTGAAGCTGATGAAGTTCTTGCAACGAATCAAGCGATCGACGAGATCGTCGAGCTCGACTTGACAGGAAACTACAAAAAAGTTGAATCGAGAGAAAGCTGAAAGTTCGAATCTTTCTATTTCTATTTTCAGCCAAACG